AATGGCAGCAGTTGTTGGTGCGCCAGTCGAAGGCCGCGCGGCCGTCGACTTGGTCGAGGTAGCTGGCGAGCAGCATGGCGGTGCTCATTGCTGCTGAAACCGCTTTGACAGCCACAGCGCCGGCTGTTCGATCAGCGTGCGCACGTAGCGCAGGCCGGTGTCGCCCGGGTAGCGGATCAGCTGCTGCTGGTGCGTGAGCCGCATCCCTTGGTAGTAGCGCGCGCGTGCCATGCCCGAGCGGCTGCATTGCAAGTCAATCGATCCGATGCTGGCGCCGGGGCTGTCGGCACCGGACGGGCGGCGGCTGATCTGCACCTTGTCCATGACGCCGGTCCAACGCTGCAGCGGGGATGCCACCGGCGCGAACGTCTCGTCGAAAAGCTGCAGGTAAAGCCGCACAGCCCGGCCGCGGTAGCCCTCGACGTTGCCCAGCGCCAGCGCCAGCATGGCCGAATCGGCCACCGAGAGGGACAGGTTGATTTTTTCCGCGCTGGACTCGGGGCTTTCGACCAGGTCGTCGATCGACACCAGCGAGCCCAGCCCGGTGTAGGTGTGGCCGCCGGTGGTCAGGTCCTGCGGGGCGGTGGTGAGGTACAGCGTGCCGCTGGTGAAATCAAGCTGGGCCAGCCAGGCCACGCCGGCCACGGCGGTGGTGTGCTGGGTGGTGCCCATCGTGATCACGACCAGGTCTCCATCAGGTCGAGCGACAGGCCGGTGACCAGCGGGCCCGACCGGCCGCCGCGGCCCAGCGACCAGGTGGCGGCGTCGGTCTGCTGGCGGTAGTAGGCCAGCGGCTTGTCCCATGCCACCGCGGTGGCGATGGCGTGGGCCGTGCGCAGCGGCGGCTCGAAGGCCAGCGCCACCACACCCGAGCCATCGGCCGTCGCCGCGGTGGTGCACATGACCAGCTGGCTGGTGCCGAGGCCGGTGCCGATTTGGAACCAGTCGCCGGGCCGCACGGTGGCGCCAGCCTGGCCCGAGCCGCCGGTCACGGTGGTGCTGGTGGCGCCGGCAGCAGCAGACGCGGCCAGCGACAGCGTGCCGCGCAGCGTGCCCAACGGTGCCGGCCGCGCGACATCCCACGCGGCCAGCACGTTGACGCGCCCGCGCAGTTGCATCGTTAGCACCTGCCACGCGCTGGCGTCGGCCAGGGTCAGGTTGTCGGGCTGCACCAGTCGCAGCGTCCAGCGCGGCGGGGCCAGCAGGCGGGCCTGCTGGGCGCCGGTGGCATCGCTCTGACTCACCGTGTCGAAGCGGGCTTGCCCCATGCCGCCGCCGGCGCCTAGGCGCAGCGTGGTGGGCAGCGTGACGATGCTCATGCCAGCCCCCGGGCGTGGAGTTGCGCCCACATGCTGCGCTGGGTTTGCGCCATGGCGCCGCCCACCAGCTGGGCGATCTGCGCCTGGTCGGTGCGCGCGTCGATGTGGATCGAAACGGGCATGCTCACGGCCACCGAACCAGGGCCGCCGCGCAGCGCGGCGTTGGGCGTCACGTAGCCGCCGCCGGCGCCCATCTGCAGCAGCTCGGGGCCTTTCTCGCCGACCAGGTAGGTGCCGCCGGCCTGCACCGGCCCGCCGTTGGCGCGCGCGCCGGTCAGGCCGAACAGCGCCGTGATCAGGGTGCTGATCGTGCTGCCTGTCGACGACCCGCTGGCGGCCTTGTCGATGTCGCCAAACAGCGCCCGGCCAATGTCGGCCGCAATGGCCTGCGACGCCATCTTGACCAGCAGGTCAGCCCACAGCCGGCCGATGTTCTGGAAGTCGCCGCGCAGCGTGGCCTCGACGGTGGTGCCCAGCGCGTCCTGCACGTTCTCGACGAACCGGCCCAGGGCCTTGTCGGCGCCGTCGAATGCTTTTTCGGCCTCGTCCTTGATGCCGGCGATGCCCTTGACGATGCGCTCCAGCTCGTCGCTGCTGAACACTTCGCCTGCGGCCAGCCGCGTCTCCAGCCGCGCCGTCTGCACGCGCTTGAGCGCATCGGCGGTGCGGCCCGAGAATCGGTCGATGTCGTCGTCCAGGGTTTGCCGCACTTTGGCCTGGCGCTCCAGCTCGGCCGTGATGCCTTTTTCGACCTCGGCCTGATCCTGACTGAGCTGGAGTTCGCGCGCCATGGCAAGCACGCGCTCCCTGACTTGCGGGATTTGCCCGTATGCGCCGAACTGGCGCAGCTTTGCCAGCGCTTCCTGCTCGATCGTCAGGTCTTGCGTTTTTGTCAGCTCCTTGTCGAGCTGTTCGATGTAGTTGCCAAGCGCCACCGCGGCTTGATTGATTTCTTCCTTCGGCGGGGTCGCGCTTTTTGCCTTGCCCTTGTCCAGCCCCGGCAGTTTTGGCAGCTGCATCGGCGGGCCGTTGCCGCGCCCGGCGCCGGCACTGCCGGCATTGACCAGCGTGCGGTAGTAGTCGGCCACCTTGGCAACTTCGGCGCGCTCGGCTTGCAGGCGTTGAATGCGCATGTTGGCGGTTGCCGCCAAGCCCTCGCCGCCTTCGATGCGCTTGATTTTGGAATCAAGCTCGGCGACCTTTTTGTTGTACTCGTCGAGCCCTTGCTGAGCATTGGCGAAATTCATCGAGCCCGCGAATGCCTGCGTCAGCGCGGCATTGAAGCCGCCGAACGTCTGCGTTGCGATCCGGTACTTTTCGATCAGCTCGGACAGCGCACCACCTACGTTGAACACCAACGCTTTTCCAGCATCCTCGGCCGCCACGCGCAGCGAGTACAAGATCTTGTTAAACCGCTCGGCCGCTTCGGCCTGCTCTCGGGTGGTGGTGGCCTGCAGCTTGCCCGCTTCGGCCAGGTCTTTCAGGAACGGCGCGGCGTCTTTGATCGACTTGCCGAACAGCTCCTGCACGATGCGGGCCTTGTTGCCGTCGGCCGCAAAGCCCTGCAGCGCGATGGCGGCCTGCTGCATGGCCTCGGCCGGGTCAGCCTCCCGCAGTTGCTTGACCGAAAGGCCCAGCGCATCGAACACCTTGGCGGCGTTGCTGTTCGGGTCGCCCGCGGCGCTGAGAGCGGCGTTGAACTTGACCAGCACGCCGGCCACGTCGTCCAGCGTGCCGCCGTTCAGCCGGGCCACGCGCTCCAGGCCGCTGAGCGCTTCGACGGTGGCGCCTGTCGCGTCGGCCACGTCGTTCAGCGCATCGGCCGCGTCGGTCACGTTCTTGACGAACGCCACCAGGCCGGCAGCGCCGGCCATGGCCGCGAAGGCAGGGCTGATCAACCCGGCCGAGCTGGCCAGCTGCGTGGCCGATGCGCTGGCCCGGCCCATTTCGGCGCGCACCTGGCCGATCACGCGGCTGGCGCGGTCTTCGGCGGTGAGGGTGATCTTTGCCTGGGTGGCCATGGTGGGCGTCAGCGTTTGGTCTCGTGTCGGATCACGCGCAGCAGTTCAATGTGCAGGTGCCAGTCGGGCACCGGGTACAGGGCATCGAAAATCGGCCACCGATCCGGCCGCCAGCCTTCGCACCAGGCCCAGCACTGCAGCGCCATTTCGCCGGCGGGCAGCAGCGCTGGCGGCGGCTCGACCAGGCCGCCAAGGCCGGCCGCCTCGAGTTTGCGCATGTCCTGCTGGCCGGCGTAGTGCCTGACATGCGCTGCTAGTTTTTTGCGGCAGCCTCGAACGCCGCTGCACGCTCAGCCATCCGGTCGCTCAGCACGTCGGCCAACGCCTTGGCGTCGGCCGGCCGGCTGTCGAGCACCAGCGCCACGGCGCCGCGCTCCCATGCCAGCGGGGTTTGCCCGTCGGCGTCGTCGGGCAGCACATGGCACACGCGCAGGCCCTGCCAGCCGACGATGGCCGCCTCAAGCACCGCGCGCATCAGCACCATGTAGGCCGCGCCCGCGGGCTGGCCCACCACGCCGGTGTGGTGCGCGGCCAGCAGCACCTCGTGCGGGGTGGGCAGGCGCAGCCGGTAGGTGATGTCTCCCACCGTGTGCGCCACCTCGCGCGCGGCCAGCGCCTTGGCTTGCAGGGTCTGCAGGTCCATGCGGGCCCCGCTCAAGTGGCGTAGCGGGTCGGGTCGGCGACGAAGGACAGGTTGACCGTGGCGCGCAGCGTGCTGTCTTCGATCGTGGGCACCTGCTGCAGCGACCAGTAGGCGTTGGCCACCAGCTTGGAACTGTTGGGGAAGGTCATGCGCACCGCGGCAGCGGTAGCGCTTTCGCTGGCCGATCGCACCGTGGCGTACCACGCCAGCGCCGGGTCGTCATAGACGGGCAGCGTCACCTGCACCGGGCTGCGGGTGGTGGGGATCTGCTTCTGCGTCTGGTCGGTCAACGAGGTGATGTCGGCGAACTGCTGCTCGCCGCCGCTGACGCTGATGTTCGCGGTGATCTGGCTCAGCGTCGTCCAGGCCGTGATTCGGCGGATGCTGCCGGTGCCGGTGCCGGTGGGGTAGCGCCTGGTGTCGATGGACTCCAGCGTGATGTCGTTGGTGCTGACCGCCTTCACGCGGGCGATGCGGCCGTTGACGAGATCCCAGCCCGAGGTGAGTTCGAGGTAGTCGCCGACCACCACGCTGTGGCCGCCGGCCAGCGTGGCCACGGCCTCGGCGGCGTTGGTGAGGGCCGACATGGTGACGGCCGAGCCGTAGGTCGACGCAATGGCAACCTGGGTGCCGACTGCAAGGGTGATGGACATGGCGCGTGCGCTCCTTCAGCTGACGATGGTTTCCGGCTGCGCCGGGTTGACGTAGAACGTGGCGAGCAGGCGCAGGGTGATGACCCCCACGGTGGCCTCGCCTTCTTGTGTGACGGCGCGGGTGATGCCGGTGCACGCCAGGTCATACGGCGGCCGGCTGGCGAACAGCAGCGCCAGGCCCGACGAGGCCAGCGCGTGCAGCGCGTCGTCGAGATCGGCCGCCATGCGGGTGTAGGCAGACGCCTCGACGTCGAGCCGGTGCACATGGATTCCGTTCATCTCCACGCGCTCGGCCGTCTCGTCGGCGGCCACCACGCGCCAGGCCGGCAGGCTGGCTTCGTCCAGCGGCCACGCGCGGCTGGCGTACACCCGGCCGGCGGTGGCCGTCATCGGCGCCAGCCTGGCAGCCAGCGCGTCGATGACCTGGGCAGCGGCGAGTGCCATGCTCAGGCCCTGGACAGCACCAGCTGCCGGATGGCGCCATCGGGCGGCAGGTCAATGACCTGGCGGATGACGTAGGACGTGTCGCGCACCAGGCAGGTTTGCCCGGCGCTGGCGGCCACGGTGGCCGGCAGCTCGAGCGTGATGCCCTGGGTCAGAACGTCGTTCAGCACCAGCTCGGCGGCCTTGTTGAAGATGCCGCGCGCGGCCACCGAGTTGACGGTGACGTCTTCGCCGAAGTCGGCGAAGTACGGCGTGAGGTCTTCGACAAAGGCCATGGCGCGCTGCCGGGTGGCGTCAGACGATCTGCGGGCGCGTGTGCACGCTGGCAGCCACCAGCGCCGGGCCGGTGACGATGGTGCCGACGCAGCGCACGTAGCCGGCACAGGCGTTGGCGCTGATCGTGCGCTTCTGGATCGAGTTGGCCGTCACGGCGGCATAGGCGCCTTCGTTGGGCGTGATGGCCGCGCCGCCGGTGCCGCTGTCGTCGCTGGCGTGCTCGATGGTCCAGACCAGCGAGCCGGTGAGCGCGCCGACCTGGTTGACGAACATGATGTCGCCGACTGAATCGCGCACGTCGATCCACGCCGAGGTGGCCGCGGCGGTGTTGGCCGCGCTGACAGGGGACAGCAGCAATTTCGAGGTTGCGGCGTGGGCTTCATTGCCGAGCATGGTGGGTCACTCCTTGGCGGCCGTCTTGGCCGCGGGCTTGGGTTTGGCGGCGGTGATGGCGTCGATGCGCTGGGCCTTGCCGGCCGAGACCAGTTCACTGGCCAGGCCGCGATCGACCATCACCTCGGCGCCGGGCTCGACGCGCGAGCCGGCCAGGATGCAGGCGCGCAGCACGCGCACTGCAGCCTGTGGCGCAGGCTTCGCCGGGGCCTGTGCCCCGGCCACCAGCGCGGCGGTGGTTTGTGCGCTGAGCATGGCCGCCGCTTACGCGATCGAGCTGGCGTAGCTGAACGCGGCGGCGTAGCGCAGGCCGACGTCGATGCTGACCATCGCGCGCACGCCGATGATGCCGGCCTGGAAGTTGGCGTAGGGGTTGACCTCGACCTGCAGCACGCCCCACTCGCCGACCACCACCTGCGACCAGTCGCCGAACAGCATCGTGGCGCTGCTCATCTGGTTGCTGGACATGGCGGCAAAGCCGCACATGCTGCCATCCCACAGGTTGCCTTCCCAGATCGGCGAGGCGGTCGACGCGAACTTGACTTTCTGCATCATGGTCGCGGCCACCGTCGGGGTGGTCACGTAGCCGCCGCTGACCGGGTAGACGTTGGCGGTGGCGATGTCGGTCTGAAATTCCAGCGCGCGGGCGAAGGCGGCGTCGTAGAAGCCGGACCCCGACACCGAGCCGATGCCCGAGGTGCCGACGATGCCCTGCGGCTCGCCCGAGTTGCCCGACCCGCGGATCACGCCCACGTCGATGGCCAGGCCGGCCACGGCGGCCAGGTCACCGGTGACGATGGACTCGGCATCGGGGCTGGACTGCAGCATCAGCGCGCGGCTGATCTCGGTATACGCGCCCACGGTCTTGGGGCTCAGCGCCATCTGGCCGAAGGTCTGCTGGCTTTCGGTGATGCTGGTCGACTCACTCGACAGCCAGTAGGCGGTGGCCGCGGCCGTCTGGCGCGGCACGGTGATGTTGCCCACCAGGCCGGCCATGCGGGTGGCGCCCATGCGGTAGGCGACCGATCGGTTGCGCAGCACGTCGATGAACGACATGTTGTCGGTGCCGACCAGGTAGCCGCCGCCCGAGCTGGAGGCCACCGTCAGATCGCGGCGCATGCTGCGCTGCATCTCGGGCGTCATCAGCGAGCCCTTCGCGGCGCGCACGTTGCGGCCCTGCACCTCGAACGGCACGAAGAACTTGTTGGGGTCGGTGACGATGTTCAGGCGCTTGGCGATTTCCTGGCTGCACTCCAGCTCGAAGCCGGCGTTCTGCCAGTTCTTGTCGGCCACGGCGCTGATGGCGGCCATCAGCGAGTACCGGCGCGTCTCGCCGTCACCCAGGCCCAGCTTGGCCACGCTGTCGACCTTGGGGGTGGACTTGTTGCGCTCGCCCACGATGCGCAGCAGTTCTTCGCTGACGCGCTCGATCGACGTGCCGCCGGTGATCCAGATGTTGCGGATGCCGTCGTCGATGTTGTTGGCGCGGCACAGGTTCTCGATGCCACGGCGCCGCGACTGCTCCATCTCGACCGCGTTGGTGCCCTGCTGGGCTTGCGCCGGCTGGGCTGCGGCGCGCTGCTGCGCGCCCTGGTCCGCGTTCACGCCCGCGGCGGCTTGGTTCTCTTGGTCCACAGTGGACTCCTTCGGTGATGCGGCCGCGGCCGCGGGGGTTGATACAGCTTGGGGAACTTCAGCAGCGCGCAGCACGCGCACCGGCTTGGCCTGGTCTTCGGCCGCGCGGCCGATGCCCACCGACACATCGGCCGGCACGGTGACCACCGACACCTCGAGCGGCAGCCAGCTGGTGGCGGTGAACGTGCCGCGCTTGGCGTCCTCGGTCATCTCGATGATTTCGTAGCCGATCGACACGTTGCGCAGGCCGCCCTCGACCATCGCGGCCACCTCGTTGGCGCGGGCGGTCTCGAACAGGTTGGCATCGACCATCAAGCGGCCGTCGACGATGCGCGCGGCGCTCACCATGCCGATGGGGTCGTTCCAGTCGTGGTTGAACAGCAGCGGCGCGGCGCCGGCGCTCAGCCGATCCATGCGGATGGCGCCGTCCTTGTGGCTCAGGATTTCGGTGCCGAACCAGCGGTCGACCGGGGTCTCGCTGCTGGCCGGGAACGACAGGCGCACCGGCTGGCCGGCGTCG